CCGACCTGGCTGCCGGTTCTGCCGACCTGTTTGCCTACGGCATCAGCGACGTGCTGACCGCCCTGATGGTCTCGGGCAACTACGGCACCGCAGTTACTATCGGCACCGCGGCCAACTTCGACACCTCCGATCTACCTGCGATCCTCGCCCTGGCGAAGAACTACCGCAGCAAGAACCTCATCCTGGACGGTGGCCACATCGCTCGCCTCCAGTTCTCTGCCGCCAGCAACACCTTCCCCGACAGCCGCCTGGAGCTGCTGGCGAACGGCCGGTTCGGCTTCGACGTGGTCGCCGAGAACAACCGCTGGACCTCTGCCGAGACCAACACCGCCGGCTTCGTCTGCGGCCCTGATGCCATCGCCATCGCCTCCGGCCTCCCGGTCGGCATGATCGCCGGCGAGTTCCTCGAGCAACGCGCCGTCACCACCGCCAACGGCCTGAGCTGCCTGCTCTCCGTCTGGTACAGCCGCGCTTCCCGCGCTCACATGGCGTCCTACGACATCATGTTCGGCGCCGCGGCCGCGGACACGACCCAGGCCGAAGTTCTGGTCACCGCTTAAGGTTACCCATGAGAATCGCCACAACCATCTCGGTGGACCGAAACGACAAGGCTAAGATTGTCGCCGGCCCCGAAGTCGATGCGTCACTCCAGCGCACCGCCTTCAACACCGCGACCATCCCCGAAGGAGGCAAACTGATCCTGTGGATACAGGGCAGTCTGGCACCGAAGATCCGCAAAGGTTAAACAACCAAAACTGGGAGGGTCACTGGACACGCTGGTGACCCTCCCTTTAACCGAAAAACAATTTTATGGCCGTCCAAGCAGACATTTCGACTGAATATTCAATGGGCCGCGAGGGCTTTGCGCTGGTCACTAGCACCGCCGCTCAGACCGGCAACTGGGCTGGCTTGATTCCGACCGAGCCGACGGTGTTTACGTCCATCACTGGCTACCAGATCTCTGGCACTTGGACATCCAAGACGATTCCTGCTGGCTTCCCGCTGGTGGGCAACATCACTGGCTTTCAAATTTCTTCCGGCAGCGTGGTGGCCTTCCTTGCCCGCAGCTAAATGATCGCAAACGGCATAGCACTGAATAGGTTATTCCCGGGTCAAGCCGGTGGCACCGACCTGCCTGTGCTGCGCCGTGACCTTCTCCAGGAGGACGAGTTCTTCATCCTGCAGGAGGACGGCATCGGAAAAATCGTAATCACGTTCGGCACCTTTGATTCCTTACTGAGAGAGGACGCTGGTTTTCTCTTTCGGGAGGACGACGGAAAACTTCAAATTCAATCAAACTGACCCATGGCAGACTCAAAGATTACAGCCCTGACGGCCCTAACGGCGGCCGATCCCGCAAACGACATGATGCCGATTGTCGACGTGTCCGATACGTCGATGGCGGCATCCGGTACGACCAAGCGAATCAGCATCAACAACATCCTCGCTTGTTCTCCCACCGCCACCCTCGCATCCGCCACCATCACCGGCGATCTGACGGTGGACACCTCGACGCTGAAGGTTGATTCGACGAACAATCGGGTGGGTATTGTTAATGCCAGCCCTACTGTTCCGCTTGATGTTGTCGGAACAATTAGATCCAAGAATGTTGCCGGTGATGTCGGTGGATTGAGGATGTGGTCAGATTCGTCTGGCGATGGCAACATTTACGAATACTTCAATGGTTCATTAAAGTTTGGCGTTAATGACACGCTCGCCATGACCCTGAACTCTACGGGTTTGGCGGTAGCGAACGGCAACGTAATCCTAAGCACCTCCGGCAAAGGCATCGACTTCTCCGCGACTGCGAACAGCAGCGGAACGATGACCTCCGAGCTACTGAACGATTACGAGGAGGGGACGTGGACGGCTACGTTGACTGGTACTGTTGCTAATCCAACCATTCCAGTAACAACCACTGGCCGATATACAAAGATCGGGCGTGTTGTTAGCATTTCAGCGTTTTTCTCAAGTGTAATTACAACTGGTGCTTCTGGACGAATTCAGATTACTGGCCTTCCTTTTACAAACAATTCTTCCATTGCATCAGTTGGAACTGCTGCATTCAACAGTATGGCAACATTTACCGGTTCTCCTTTCGCAAGTCTTGCTGCAAGTGATACCACCGTTATTATGTTTTCATCTAATTCAGCAGCAAGCTATGCTGCTGTTAATTTCAATGCAGGAATTACCCAAGACCTTTGGGTTTCATTGAACTACACCGTAGCCTAATCCTATGCTAACAGAACGCACTATTTTCTCGCTCTGCGAGGTTCTTCCTTCAACCGTCCTTCAGGTTCGACTGTCGGACCAGATCGTCGATGGCGAAGTCGTGAAGGCTTCCACATTCCGCCGCTATTGTCTCGCTCCCGGCTCAGACCTTACGGGTCAGCCCGAGCAGGTTGTAGCGATTGCAAACGCCGTATGGACTCCTGCCGCTGTCGCAGCCTACGCCGCCGCTCAAACCCCTAGCCCCACCATCCAATGATCGTACCAGTCAACATTGTCGCAGTGCAGTGCAACCAGAACAACTCGCTGTTCGTTACGACCGGCGTTGATTACGACAACAGCGGTTCGATTGTGGGTTCTGAGATTACCTCGCAATATACGCTGAATCCCGGTGACGACATTACTGGTCAGCCAACCGAGGTGGTGAATATCGCCAACGCGCTGTGGACTCCGGCGGTTGTCGCGGCTTACAAGGCGGCGAATCCGGTGGTTGAAGCCGTCCAGCCTACTGAGTAATGGAACCAACGAACAGCAGCACCAGCCCTGGACTCAGCCTAGCAGCAGCGGCAGGTGCCACCGCTGTCTCGTTTATTCCGTGGCTTACCGACTGGGTTCAGCTTATCACCGCGCTCATTGGCTTAGCCTGCGCCTGTTACGGAGCCTACAGGCTGTTCAAATCCAAATGAAAAACACGAAAACAACTCTCGCCGGTGTAGGTGCAATCCTCGTCGCTGTTGGCGGGGCCTTACGGGCTGCCTTCGACGGTGATCCCAGCACCAACATCGACATTGCCTCGACCATTGCCGCGGTCACTGCTGGCCTCGGCCTGATTATGGCCAAAGATGCCGACAAGACCGCTACCATCGACCCCAAGGCGTGAACTGGATCTACCAGATCCTCAAGGCCCTGCTCGACTGGCTCCGCGAAACACCACCCACCGATGTGCAACATGGCAAAGCTCCCGATGCCCTCAAGAGCGATCTGGATGGCCGCATTGCTGACCTGCCTGGGTTGCCAGCAGACGAAGGTGGTCCTGGTCCCTTCCGGTGATCCGGTGATGCTAGCCAAGCCGGTGAAGGCCAGCGTCTATGCTTTCGATGCCGACAAGAAGCTGGTCGGGCCATCCCGGGTAACCCTCCCGGCCGGCTGGTACGTCCTACCCAAGAAATAAAATCATGGCCCAGCAAACGATCAACATCGGCACCATCGCCAACGACAACACCGGGGACACCCTCCGCGGCGCCGGCGAGAAGATAAACGACAACTTCGACGAGCTGTATGCCGCCCTGCCGCTGGTCACACCGACGACCTGGGTGCCGACCCTCATCGACTCCGGCGGTGGCCGCACCTTCGCCATCACCACCAACACCGCGCGGCACACCACCATCGGATGTGTGACCACCTTCACCGCGGACGTCACCGTCAACTCGGTGAGCGGATCCGCCACGGGCAACCTCCGGCTGTCGCTGCCCGACCCCGTCACCTACGAGGCCGCCGCCGCGGTGTGGCTGACTAACGGCACCAACCAGGCTAAGACCGCCATCATCGCCAGGCTAATCGCCAGCACCAGCTACCTCGAGCTGTCGCACTTCGAGACAGGAGATGCGACCAGCCTGGCCGGCCATCTCCAGGCCACCAGCCGGCTGATAGTCTCCGGCACCTACTTCACCACCTGATGACCACCATCGGATCCAGTCTCCAGCAGGGCATGGCGGTGCTCCAGCAAATGCTAGGGGCGCCGATGTTCATCTGGGAAGGGACGTCGATCCGGTGCATCCCGGCAGCGGTCAACGATGCCAACGTGCCCATCTCCGGTGGGTTCCAGGACAACGTGACCTCTAGGATTCTGGTCATGTTCAGCGACTGGAAGACCTGCGACAGCACCCTGGTCTCGATGGACTCGACGCTCTACACGCTCGACCAGGGCACCACATTCTCCAGGCTGCTCAAGGAGGACGGCCAGTTCATCCTCCAGGAGAACAGCGACCGCATCGCCCTGACCTTCTGCAAGCCTCGGCCGGTGGTCGGTAGGACTCTGGTCTATCAAGGCCGGACCCTCCGCATCCTGTCCTGCCGTGTGGATGCCTCCGGCGCCTACTACAACCTCGAATTGGGGGCGAAGACCAAGTGAAATTCGGAGTCAACATGACGGTCGACAGCGGCAAGTTCGACCTTGCAATGAAGCAGTATCTGCTGACGACATCGCGCGATTTGCACAAGGCCATCAACAGCCGGTTCTTCTATTTGATGGTGAGATTGTTCGTCCTGGTGCCGCCCAAGAGCCCGGGCCAGGAGCGCCGAAGGATCGCCGACTATTTAGGGGCACCTGCCGGAAACATAAACAGAAAATCTAAGAAGACTGGTAAGCGCATCGGAACCTCAAGGATTCTCAGGAGAGTCCACCTTATCGTTCAAGCAAAAGCCGCTAAAAACCCAACAGTAAACCTAAACGGAGGTCACGGTCTTTACGGA